GACGTGGTAAGGCGAATCGTATGGGTAACCCAGGCCGTATGAATGTGACACAGACACGAGGACATCTTACTGCGGTTCGATCCGACACAACACGCATCGACGGACGAATAAACGCTGCGAATGGTGGTTGGACGCAACAATACCAGCAAAAACCATACCACCAATTTAATGCCTACAAGGGTAACGAAAATCCCAACACACGTTCTCTCGATATTGCGAAGAGACAACTTCAGAACAATCCATTGGCTCACCACATTGGTTAATTGGGAGTATAAAGCAATTTATAGACAAAAACAATCATTAAAATATTGTACCTATATTTTAATGAAGGTTCATACTCTTGATATAGACAGTAGTGAGCGCGACACGGCTATATACCCTCATGCTAATAATTACATTGTGAGTCTTAAGAACCCAATTTATGATATATCAAAAATCACTCTCGTATCCGCGCGTATCCCAACACCCCAACTTTTGGTGAATACTTCAAATAAGACATTTAGTATTGACGATGTTAATGTCACACTCGATGAAACGAATTATTCAAACGGTACAGATCTCGCATCCGATCTGGATCTAAAGTTGCAACCACCCACATCTAATGTAGATTCAGTCGTTTTTGACAGTGACACTAATGCACTCGTGTTTTCAAATACTTCAGCGGGTGCGCACGATTTTACATTTCAATTTTATTCGGGGACAAATGGTTACACAAGTAATATATCTTCTGTGACAACGCCTCATCAAATTTTGGGATTTTCATCTGAAGATGCATCTTCTACGAGTAATGTCTTAACATCTGGGTATATAAATCTTGAAGGTCCAAATTCACTTATTTTACGTTTGACCGCTGGATCAGATGAATTTACGAAAACTGTATATTCGTCAACGCCATTTTATACAGGTCACATATTATTGAATGGTACAGATGTGATAAATCACCACAGTTCAGATGACACACTTTCACATGAATTTCACAGAGGACCACAAAAGTTTATACGAGACATTCAGGTCGAGTTTTTCTACATGAGTCATGGGAGACTTATTCCATATGATTTTAGAAATCAAGATCATATATTAAAATTTGAAATTACGTGTTCTACTGATAAACTCGAGGGGTTACCAAAAGTTTCACCTGACGTTGTTAAAAAGGCTCTGCCACCACCTGTAAGCATTCCTGAATTTGAGAATCCTTATAGATGGAATCAAATACTACCTATAATGATAGTTTCGTTCATCGGTATAGTATTTCTTATGTTGACAAGACGTAAACCGAGACTTAGCGAGTAATCGCGAAGACTGGTTGCGCTGGCTTGCTGACACGAGTGGAGATACGCGAGATAACCATGTAAACCGCGATGGACAACAAAGTGGTCAAAATAGCAGTGAGAGTGTACTGGGTACCGCCATTCTTTGGCACGCGGATGAGTTGTTGGATGGTCCAACGAACAAGGTCGTTCCAGCTGAGGGCCGCGGCAAAGGAGAAGCCGGCGACAATCGCATTGAGTGATTGCGTTTCGAGTTCTTGTGTCACGAGATTGACGGTTTCAATCGCAGCGTCCATGATGAGTATTTTAAATTACCCCGAGAAAATTATTCTGGTAGGAGTTCTTCTTCCTGGATACGTTTAAATTTTTTCTTCCTTATTGTCTTTGTTTTTGTTTTTGAAAAAAGTTGTTCATCGTCTGAAGAATCTCCATCGGTACTTGAATCAGTGTCATCGTCACCAAGTGCCCTGAATGACCTGTATTCAGAAATTGTCCACCCCTCCGGATCCGATGTACTCATTACTATTAATAGCATTTTTTAACATCTCTTCTACCGGACTTTGTGGTTGCCAGGAGTCCCAACGATCATAGGCGTCATTCATATCTTTGAAAACTTGTTCATCTCCTGTGTATCTCTCGAAAGGGGGGCAATCTTCTGATTCCAACTCTTCGATACTTTCTTCGTCCGAAGAAGTCTCATCATTGTAAATTTCTGGGAAGAGAGTACCGATACTTTCACCGACTTTATACATAGCGCAATATTTGATGGCATATTCCATATCCTCGCCCGTAACTGCGGTGCGTCCACACGCCTTGGAATATTCACATGCGAAAATCATACTTTTTTCAAGTACAGGTGTCAATATACCAATTAAAGCATTTGCCTGAGCATCTTCATATGCACCGGATGATTCTCCAAATCCTGTCTTCATCTTTACTATTACGAATTAAAAAGTGTTTCGGCGATTCCCTTGTACACGCGAAGAATGTTATAACTGAGTGCGTAAACTCGTATTTGTCTTGCAAAGTTTACACATGGTGTCATACTTAGGTTAAGAATCTGTTCTTTCACTATACTCATATTGATTTGTCCAGTTGGATACCATTTTTCGGGTTCACAAGCAAAACTATACGAATAAAATCGGCGAATGAGTTGTGTCTTTGAATGATGAATAGCCCCCTGAACCGCCTTTAGCATGATAACATTCCCCGTCTCGTTTGTAATTATATCTTCCCCGTCGAATGACAACTTGAGGTAATCCAGGTTTTCATAGAGAACTAATTTGTCATTTGAAATTGAGAGGGTGTTATCATAGTCAAATGGTGTAACACCCTGACGCTGAATAACAAAGTAAAGTTCTTTTACAGGATTTATAAAACTCAATTTAAATTTACCAGTGTTTACATTCTTTTCAACATCAAATGTATTTTGTTGAATTTGTGTGACTATATAATCACGTTTTGTTGTTTTTATTTTTACTCGTTCACAAATATCAACAAAAACAATTTCGGCACATAATTGAAAATCTACTATTTTTGGTACATACGTCAGTGGTGCATAACTTCCAGTGGATGTGTCAACAATGACTTGGGTATAATCTCTTAATTTTATTTCGACTTCAATTTCCTGTTTTGTAATCGCACATAGTGGTATCGCAAGTTTTGGATTATTATAAAAATAAAATGGAATATCAATGAAATATTCTTGTTCTGAAGTTGATGGACCCAAAAAACCAATAATGGTTGGATTAGCCACCGGAACCGCAGATGTTCTAAGTGAATATTTACCTATCAACTTTTCAAGTGCTTTTTGTTTGGTTTGTGTTACATTGTGTTCTGAATATATTTGTAAATAATCACTTGGAATTCTCTGTATGACTTCGCCACCTATCATGATATCAGCATATTCAATGAGTCCGTGACCGATTGATTCTATATATCCAATGTTACCAGAGTTAAGTGCTGGCAATGTTACTTTAACACTCAGGGTCTTTAAAAGATCGCCCTGGTTTTGGGGAATTATAAACTTTACCTTTTTTCCAAAATCTGCCACATTCTCGGGATCTAAGTAGGCATGCTCTGTTGAATAGTTCGAATGCTTTTTGAAACTCTGGAGAAAGTGTGTGTAATCTGGATCGACGGTAAAATACCTGTCTTGGGGTCCAGATGTTTCAAGCTGAACACGACCAGCCATTACTAATATAACAATCTAAAATTTTAACCCGGCTAATCCACTTTCAAAACGAAGTACATTATAATTTATGGCGTATACATGAACTTCATTTTCATATGTTGATAGACGTGGTTCTATTTCAATGGTAAATAGTTTATGTATTATACGACTCATATTTACCTGTCCAGTGGGATAGTGTAGTTCTGGATTTTGTGAAAAACTATACACCCCAAAATCAGATTTTAACACAGTTGCGCCAAATGCGGGTGCGAAACTGCTTAGAACGAGTGGTGAATTTGTGTGGTGACGGAGTGCTTGTTCGTATACCAAAAACTTTGTGGAATCGTTAAAAACAACTTCATTATTAAAGCGCAATTCCACATTCTTTATTGTTGTGTACTCATTCGGTGCATTTCCAGTTTCGGAAAAGGCATTGGGGGTACAACTAAAAAGAAGCTCTCGTACAGGGTGTTTAAAATTAAGCATAACTGCACGCTTTGTTTCACCAGGCTTCATCATGAATTGTGACATTTGAAGTTGTGTAATGACATACTCGACAGGTCTCGACATTATGAAGTTCTTTTCGTCTTTTTCAATATAGATAAACTCTGCATCTAGGGACATCTTTTTAATACGTGCAGTTGTATTTGCAGCTGCACCACCATATACAAGTTTGGATAAAGGTCTTGTTTTGATACGAACTTCAACTTCTTGTTTACTGAGTGCACACGTTGGTATAGAGAGACTCGGGTGTCTATAAAAATAGAACGGAAGATCAATGTAATATGTGTAGTCGCCTGTGTATGTGAGAAAGTTTCCATGCCCATTTAAAAAATACAACGACTGTGTTGTGTCATCGTTTGTATTGTGTAACTGTTGATGCATATAAATGTATTCACCTGTAATTCGTTGTATAATCTGTCCACCAATGATGAGTTCAGCATATTCGACAAGATGTGAAAATATAGAGGGTGTCCAATAATAGTCGTTAAAGCCAGGTGTGTCTGGTGTGGGATCGCTGAGTGTAATTTTCAGGTTCATATTTTTAATGAGATCCCCCTTGTCACTCGGAACACGACAAGTTATTATACTATCAAAATTTATGTCACCATCAAATTGGTTCTCAAAATAATCAATTGCAAATTTCGTGTGTCTCTTGAAATTCATCAGGAAATACGAAAACTGTGGATCGCCTGTGAGCCATTGGTCTTGGACTCCAGTGGCGGCAAGTCTTAAACGACCTGACATTCCTATAGTATGTGAGTAAAATTTTGCTAAATAA